GTAGGCCCAAAATACAGATACTGAACACATGCCCTAACCTGATACGCGAACTGCAAAGTATTCCTCTGGATAAACGCAACCCAGAAGATGTAGATACACATGCGCCTGACCATGCTTATGACGCACTTAGGTATTTGATTATGTCTAGGCCACGTATAAATGATACGTTGAATCAAATGCGACAATTTCATAGGGAGAGAATCTATTCTCCGATGGACTCAACTTTTGGATATTAAAAAAACTAAAAAAAACTAAAATAAAAAGAGGAAGAAATTATGTCAACAGCTACAGGTCAAGTAAACATCCGTAAAAACATTAACGATGGGGCAATAGCCTCAGACGTTCGTCTTCTGTCAGAGCGCGTTGGCGCACAAACAGAAGTAACTACAGCTACTATTGCAGTAACTGATGACACTCACACTGACGTTTCTTTTGTGCAACCTGCCGGAACAATCATCCGTAACTTGATTGCTATCCCTGCGGGTAACATTGTAACAGGCGGTAGTAGCGGCAATGACGTAGACTTTAGTCTGGGTACGGCTGCGGGTGGTGGGCAGATTATCGCTACTGAAGCTATTCTAGATGACGGTGGTGCTGCTGTAACTTGGGCTGCTAATGCTCCTTTGTATCTTATTAAAGATTCACACGGACATGCAGCTAACCAGTTTGTAACTACCTCTGTAACCGCAGGTGTTGTAGGTGGCCCCGCTACTTCAGAAGCTATTGTAATTGCAAGCACTTTGTACTCTGCTGCTAATCGTACACTACATGCTCGTTTAACTCCTATTGGAGCTGATCTAGCTACTGCTGCAACAACTGTTAAGTACATTGTTCAGTTCCAAGCACTATAAAACTAAGTACTACGCCTGCCTGATTCTTCGGATGACGGCAGGTTTTTCTGTATAATGTAGGGAAATTACATGGCTAACGAAAAAGACGGATTATTTGGAAACGCGGGTGAGATCTACTTTGAAGCTGTTGAGGGCGAAAGTGGTCTTGACTTAACTCTTGAGGAATCCATTCGTCTTCAGTTTGTAGGTTTAGTTCAAGATCGCTTTGCACAAGCAGAGTCAGCAAGAGAATCAGATGAAGCTAGATGGCTACAAGCCTATCACAACTTCCGTGGACTCTATGGTAAGAACGTAAAGTTCCGCGAGTCAGAAAAGTCTAGAGTATTTATCAAAGTTACAAAGACTAAAGTAATTGCAGCATTTGGTCAGTTAGTAGATGTAATGTTCGGAACAGGTAAGTTCCCTATTGGTGTTAAAGAAACAAAAATACCGGAAGGTGTGTCAACATATAGACACCTAGACATGGCTCCTAACATTGAAACAAGCGAACCAGAAGCCAAAGAACCAGAAACAGCAGAAGAAAAAGCACTAGACCCCTTTGACGTAGGCTACGAAGGTGACGGAAGAGTACTGAAAGCAGGAGCAACTTTCTCAACAGGTGAAAATGCTTTTGAAGACGCAATAAAAGAAGCAGAACTTGAATTTAAAGACGGTGTACATCCAAATCCACAAGTTTTAGAAATAGCTCCTGCTAAAGATGCAGCACGTTTAATGCAGAAACTTATACACGATCAGATCGAAGAGTCTAACGGGTCTTCTGAACTACGTAATGCGCTATTTGAATCTGCTTTGTTTGGTACAGGTATTGTTAAAGGCCCGTTTAACTTCAACAAAACACTTAGTCGTTGGGAAAAAGACGAAGAGACAGGCGAAAGAACGTACAATCCGCTATCTGTTCGTGTTCCGCGCATTGAGTTTGTTTCTATTTGGGATTTCTTTCCCGATCCCAATGCTACTACTATTGAAGAGTGCGAATACACGTTTCATAGACATAAATTAAACCGATCACAGCTTAGAAACCTAGCTAAACTTCCGCATTTTAGCAAAGATCAGATTCGTGAGTGCTTAACGATGGGATCAAACTACGTTGAGAAAGACTACGAGTCTGAATTGAAAGATGATCACCGCAATGAAGACTACGGCAGTGGTTTATTTGAAGTTTTAGAATACTGGGGAGTCATGGATGCTCAATACGCAAGAGAAGCAGGCATGGACATCCCTGATGAAGTGGATGACCTAGATGAAGTACAAGTTAATGCATGGATTAGTAATGGTAAGCTGTTACGTGGCGTTGTTAATCCATTTACTCCGTACAGACTCCCATACAATGCCTTTCCTTACGAGCGTAATCCTTATTCTTTCTTCGGTATTGGCGTTGCTGAAAATATGGATGACTCTCAACAGATAATGAACGGACACGCACGTATGGCAATAGACAACCTAGCGTTGTCAGGCTCTATAGTCTTTGACGTAGACGAGTCTGCTTTAGTTGGCGGGCAGTCAATGGAAATATATCCCGGAAAAGTCTTTAGGCGACAGTCAGGAATGCAAGGTCAGTCAATACACGGCTTAAAGTTCCCTAACACTACGCAAGAAAACTTACAAATGTTTGATAAGTTCCGTCAGCTTGCAGATGAGCAGACCGGAATACCTAGTTACTCGCATGGACAGACAGGCGTACAGAGCATGACTCGTACAGCGTCAGGTATGTCGATGCTTCTAGGTGCAGCAAGTCTTAATATTAAAACAGTTGTTAAGAACGTAGATGATTTCTTGTTGAAGCCTTTAGGTAAAGCTTATTACCAGTGGAACATGCAGTTCTTTGAAGGCGAATTAGATATTGAAGGCGATTTAGAAATTAACGCAATGGGTACTAACAGCCTAATGCAAAAAGAAGTTCGTAGTCAGCGTTTGACCATGTTCTTACAAACCGCACAGAACCCCGCTATTGCACCGTTTGTTAAAATCTCTAAGATTGTTAGTGAACTTGCATACAGTTTAGACTTAGATCCTGATGAGATACTCAACGATCCTGAAGAAGCTGCAATCATGGCACAGATCATAGGAGCGCAAAATGTTGGACAAGCAAATGGCAGCGAGGTTGTCACCCCTGACGAGCAACAAGGAGCTATGGGAGGCGCTCAAGGAGCATCTCAACAACCTCAAGGACTTGGAGCTACAGGGACTGGCGGTGGCAACATTGGAACTGGAAGTGTTCCGCAAGCAGGGGAAAGTGAGTTCTCTGGTTAATTTAATGCAGCTTAAAGACCAAGTTGGCGAAGCTAAACAACGAACAGAAGGTTCTTAATTATGAATAAAATGTATAACATGGGTGGCGAAACCGCTGACGATAAGCGTTACAGAATGCAAATGCAAAAGAAGCGCGGCTCGTATGACGAAGGTGGTGGAGCTGAAATGTCTGATGTTGATAAGTTTATAAAATTAAACGCTGATTTAGACGCAGCCCAACAAAAATACAAAGGCAATTCTGAAGCTTTAGAAAACGTAGCTCGACATCGCCGTGATATTGAAAATAGTTTTAGCTCAGAAACCCGCGCCGAAGCGTTTCAAAAAATGGATGCAGATGCAGAAGCCCTTGATTCAAGTGAACGAAGAAACAAGCAACAGACTATTCAAGATTCTGGTGCGGGTCTTCTTGAAGAAGTTCGCAACCGCAGGAGCATGGGCGGTGAAATGGATGACCGTGAAGGCTACGCTTCTGGCGTTTCACTTGTTAACTATTTTATTAAGTCTAAAGAAGGCCAAAGCATTATAAAAGATCTAGTAAAAGGCGTAGATAAGCCTCTTAAAGCTGATGCTAGAGTGGCTAAAGTTCTCACAGACGACTACGATTCGGTTGATTTGCAAAGAATGGCTGAAGCTTTAGCAACAACTGTACAGGCAAATACAAAATACAGTGCTGACGGTGTAGCTTCTTTAACAACAAACAAGTCAAATATTGTAAACGAAGCAGCCAATCAAGCTAATATAGGAATCAGTGGGACTAGCCTTAAAACAATAAGCCCTCAAGCTTTAGAAACTATGCTATATTTAAACAATCAAGGAGCAGGGGGAGGCAAGTCTAAAGGGATTTTAAATACTATTGTTCAGTTTAAAAGAGCCTTAACAGAAAAACCAAGTTTAATGTCTGGGTATACTCCTGATATTTCATCAACTGGAAAAGGAAAAAAAGCAGTAGGGCAAGGAATTGTAGCAGGAACAGGAGTAGGAATTGTAGCAGGAGCAGGTGGAGTATTGCTTTTTGCAGACGAAGACAAAACTGAAAAATCAGTTGAAGCTCCAATGTCAGAAGAAATTGAAAAAGATGCAAAAACTTTAGAAGCCGAAAACTTTGATAGGGTATTCAGTAAAAAAATAAAAAATGCTGAAAAAGGACAGACTTCATATATGTATAAGCCTTTAGATCCAGACGCGCCTGAAAGAGAAATTGCACTTGAACTTGAAGCGGGAGACACTAAGCTAGTTCCAAAAAACAAAGGCGGCATGATGAAGTACGCTGAAGGCTCTATGCTTATGCCACCCGAAATGGAAATGGAAGAAGACATGCCTGAAGATACCTACGACAACATCCCAGAAGATGAGATGGATGCTGTAGAAGCTTCACAGCTTCCAGACTCAGAAATGGAAGAGGACTACACAGGCTATGTATTAGGGCAGTCTTTAGACACAGAAGAACAAGATTATTTAATGGGCGTTCTAGAAACAGACGAGCGTTTAAGTGGCATCTTTGACAAGGTTATGGATGTTGCAGGAGAATTTGCCGGAGAAGGAGCCGTAGAAGGCCCCGGAACTGGCACATCAGATTCGATACCCGCAAGGTTGTCGGATGGTGAATTTGTTTTCACCAAGAAAGCCACCGATCAAATGGGCGCGGATCAGCTACAAACTATGATGGACGATGCTGAACGTGCTTATGATGGTGGTTACATGAAGAAAGCATTCGGAGGTTTAACTAGCGAAGACGATATAAAAATGTCTTCTTATGACAGTGATGACGAAGTTAAGAAACAAATGGTCACTGCTAACCGGATGCCAAGCGTAAGATAACGATAAAGCCACTTTATTAATTTAAACCCTTTATCACAAAATATAATCCAGAGGCCACCTTGAAGTATCAAGACCCTATATTACAAACGCGAGTAATATAGCCACCTTGAAAGACTAGCAAGCCCCAAAAGGAGAGTGACAAGATGAGTAATGTAACAGAACAACTTGATGAACCCGAAGCCAATCCATACAATTCTCGAAAGGCGTGGCACACAGAAGACGCCCCCAGTCGAGGATCAGCAGATGGGCTATACCAAGAAGAGACACCTAAGAAGGCTACCCGCAAAGCGGCCCCTGAAGAGGAAGCTCAGACAGGTACTACAAATTATAAGAAACGATACGATGATCTAAAGAAACATTACGATCAGAAAATTGCAGACTTTAAGCAGAAAGAACTACAACTTACAGCAGCGGCAACAGAAACGCAACCTGCGTATGCCCCGCCTAAGTCAGCCGAAGATCTTGAAAACTTTCGTGAGCAATATCCTGATCTATATGAAACCGTAGAAACTGTTGCACACTTACAAAGTGAACAACAAATGCAAGCTTTAAAAACTAAAATGTCTGTTCTTGAAGAACGAGAATTAAACATACAGCGAAAAGAAGCTGAATCTACACTACGCTCACGGCATCCTGATTTTGAGGATATACGAGGCGATGATAAGTTCCACGAATGGGCTAAAGAACAACCTGAAGTAATTCAAGGTTGGATCTATGAAAACCCAGACAATGTTAATTTAGCAGTCAAAGCTATTGATCTTTATAAAATGGAGAACGGCATCAAGACAAGTAAGAAGCAAAAACCGTCTAAGTCACAATCTTCCAACTCTTCAGCAGCAGATATGGTATCTACAAGAACTACTCGCGTAGATTCTAAGCAGCCAAAGATTTGGACACAACGGGAAATTGCAGCTTTGTCTATACAACAATATGATAAGTTTGAACAAGAAATTGATTTAGCTATCATGGAAGGCAGAGTGCAGTAACTACTTATTGTCTTTTTTTAGGAGTAACACAACATGGCTTTTAACCAATCGGACGCTCTATTTGAGCAAGGCACAGACACTAACGGTAACTTCGGTAACTCAGTAGCTGGCCAAACTAACAGTTTCTTTCTTCCTTCGATTTACTCGAAGAAAGTTCTTAACTTCTTTCGCAAAGCTTCTGTAGCTGAAGCAATTACCAACACTGATTACAGTGGTGAAATTTCGTCTTTTGGTGATTCTGTAAAGGTTATCAAAGAACCAGTAATTACTGTTTATCAGTATGAGCGTGGTGCAGACGTAACTCAAACTAAGCTAACTGACCAAGAAATTACTTTGGTTGTTGACGTAGCCAACGCATTTAAATTCATCGTTGATGATATTGAAACTGCAATGTCTCACGTTAACTTTAAAGAAGTTGCTGCTTCTTCTGCTGCTTACGCATTGAAAGATGCTTTTGACGCAGGTGTAATTGCGAAGATGATCGCGGGCGTTTCAGCTTCAAGCCCTAACCACATCCTTGGTAGCGACAGTGCTACTGACCTAGCCGCCGGAACTTTTGACGGTACTGGTAACTTGGATATTGGTTTTGGAACTAATGAGCATGATCCTCTTGATCTTATGGCGTACATGGCCCGTCTTCTTGACGAGCAAAGCATTCCAGAAGAAGGTCGTTGGTTCTTGGCTCCACCTAGCTTTTACGAGCAGTTGTCTCAGTCTAGCTCTAAGCTAATGTCTGTAGACTTCAACGCAGGCCAAGGCTCTATCCGTAACGGTCTAGTATCATCTGGCAAGCTACGCGGCTTTGACATGTACAAGTCTAACAACATTGCTACTCCAAGCAATGCTGCGGGTCAAGTACTGTCTGGTCACATTAGCTCCACTGCAACTGCACAGACTATCACAAGCACTGAGGTCATCCGTGATCCAGATAGCTTCGGTGACATCTGTCGTGGTCTGCACGTATATGGTGCTAAAGTATTACGTCCTGAAGCAATGGTTTCAGCGTTCTACGGTATCGACTAAGTAAGTAACTAGAGATGGGGGTGTAAAAGCCCCCTGATCTTTATAAGAGGTATTTATGCCACTAGTAGGAAGCGACAACAAGCCTGTAATGATTAAAGGAAACAGCAAGAAAAGAATTCTTGGAGACACAGGTAACTGGTACAAGCCAGAGAATAAAAAAAAATACGAAGATAACTGGGACGCTATTTTCGGAAAGAAAGAAACTGAAACTAAATCAAAGGCGCAATAATTTATGGCAACAACCTACCTTGAATTAACTAATGAGCTTCTACGAGAACTCAATGAAGTTGCCCTTACATCAACAACTTTCGCAGGCGCGTTAGGTGTTCAACAACATGTCAAAGACTCAGTAAACCGCGCTTACTTTGATATTATAACTGAAGAACCACAATGGCCTTTTCTAGCTTCGGCAGAAAGTGGTGAGACAGATCCCATGTACGGCAACGTATATGTTGAGACTGTTGCAGGCACAAGATTTTATGAACTAAAACCCGCTAGTTCAAACATTACAACGGATTTTAGTTCAATAGACTGGGACAACTTCTACATGACCACCGTAGGTGTCTCAGGTGAAGTAGCTCCTTATGTAGCTAGAAACTTACGCTTTATGACTATAGAAGCTTGGAAAGACTTTCGCAGAATTTCGGAGAACTTAGATGATGCAGACTCTCAACAATTTGGTGTACCTAACGCTGTTATACGTAGCCCTGACTCTCGCAAATTTGGACTCAGTCCCATTCCTGACAAGGTCTACCGCGTCTGGTTCTACGCTTGGGATCTTCCTTCAAGACTCTCTGGACACGGAGACACTATAGTTTTTCCAGATTTGTATACGGGCGTTCTACAAGCTAGAGCTAGGTACTACATCTGGCAGTTTAAAGATAACCCGCAAGCAGCAGCTTTTGCACTAGAAGATTATAGAAAAGGTTTACGTAGCATGCGCTCTAATCTTATTGAGCCAGTACCTGCGGATATTAAAGATGACCGGATGAGGTTCGTTTAATGGCTGCTTCACAACCCTTTGGTATTTCATGCAGAGGTGGTTTAAATACTAACCTTAATCAACTTGAAATGCTCGCACAGCCCGGAGTTGCTACAGAGTTATTAAACTTTGAAGTTAATCCAGATGGCGGGTACAGACGTATAAACGGTTACTCAGCTTTTGGTGATACTCGACCTAACGGTGGTAATCGTATTCTTGGTGTGCAAGTATATGCAGACGGAGTAATTATTTGTAGTGGCGTTGGAATTTTCTTTAGTCAAGATGGCGAAACTACTTGGTTACAGATTAACAAAGCAAGCGTTGCAAGTGGAGGAGATAACTTCTCAACTTTTTCAGGCCGCAGTGCAGACGATAGAACTGCACAAGCTCAAACATCTTTTGCAGTATTTGAAGGAAACACCGATTACGGCTCAGTTGTTATTACTGACGGAGTTAATAAGCCTTTTCTTTTTAAAATGACAGGAACAGGAACTTTAGCTAACCGTACATTTTTTGCAGAAGAAGTAACTGTTAGCGGGACAACAGCACCGACCACATGCGCTATACATAATAATCACTTAGTTGTAGCAGGCGCACCAACCGCAAAAAACACAATCTTTTATAGCTCAACACTTGATCCATCTAGTTTTTCTGGTTCAGGTGCAGGCAGCATCTTATTGCCAGACCAAGTAGTAGGCATCAAAAGCTTTCGTGATGACTTAATTATCTTTTGTCGCAATAGCATACACAAGCTTATCAACATTACTAGTTCTTCTAACATTGCAATTGTTCCAGTTACTAAAAACGTAGGTTGCTTGAGTTCACATAGCATCCAAGAGATTGGCGGTGACTTGGTGTTTCTTTCACCGGATGGCATACGTTCAGTAGCAGGTACAGCACGTATTGGTGACGTTGAATTAGGATCAGTAAGTCGGCAAATACAGTCTGTAATATCTACACTTGCAAAGTCTGTAAATACTTTTACGCTTGCTAGTACAGTACTCCGAAGCAAATCACAATACAGATTATTTTTTAGTCAGGTTGGTGGTGCTTCGTCTATTGCGCTTGGAATTATAGGAACATTAACACCTAACGGTTTTGAATGGTCTGAAACAAAAGGAATACAAGCAACAGGTCTAACATCGGGCTTTAACAAAGATGGCGTGGAAAAAACATTTCACGGAGATAGCAAAGGCTATGTTTATAACCATGACTCAGGCAATGCATTTTCTGATGATGGAACAGCTTTTAATATTTCAGCAAAATATAGCACACCCAATTATGATTTTGGAGACATTGGAACTCGAAAGACTTTGTACTACGTTAAAATATCTGTGTCTCCTGAAGGCCAGATACTTCCGTTTCTAAGACTTCGATATGATTACGAAGACTTAGACATTCCTCAACCTGCACCATATCCCGTAGTAGGAATTCCAATTCCTTCTTCTTTTGGAAACGTAGCGTTTGCAGCATCAACATTTGGCGGCAGTAAAGATCCAATGTTTAGACAAGCAGTAGAAGGAAGTGGACACGTAACAAACTTTAGAATTACCAGTGATGACCAAAACGCACCCTATGCAATTAACGGCTTGTACGTTGATTACGTCCCATCAGGCAGGAGATAACCAGACATGGCAGGATCAAGTTATACTAGACAAAGCACACTTACAGATGGCGATACAATCACCGCTGCACTTTTTAATGACGAATACAATAAACTTGTATCTGCGTTTGCATACACTTCTACTGGAACTACCGGACACCAACATGACGGTGGAGCAGGAGAAGGTGGTAACATTGAAATTATTGGCGATCAAGATTTCTTAAACAAGCTTGTAGTCGATACCACTAACAACCGTTGGGGATTTTTTGTACAGGTAAGCAGTGCAGCAGTAGAACAGATTCGCATCCAAGACGGTGCAATTGTTCCTGTAACTGATTCAGACATTGACTTAGGTACTAGCTCTTTAGAGTTTAAGGACGGCTTCTTTGACGGAACTATCCATGTAGATACACTAGACGTAGATGCTAACGCAACCATTGCAGGCACTCTAGGCGTAACAGGCAACACAACTGTTGGTGGCACACTAGGTATAACAGGCAACACAACTATCGGTGGAACTCTTGTAGTCACTGGTACTACAACACTTAATGGCGGTACGCTTACTCTAGGTGACGCAGCAAGTGATAATGTTGTATTCGGTGCAGATGTAAATAGTAATATTATCCCTAACACTGACAGTGCATTTGATCTTGGAAGCTCTGGACAAGAGTGGCGTGATCTTTACTTAGACGGTACAGCACACATAGATACACTAGATGTAGATGTGAACGCAACCATTGCAGGTACACTTGGTGTTACGGGTGTGTTGACTGCTTCTTCTTTAGACATTTCTGGAGATATAGACGTAGACGGCACTACAAACCTTGATGTTGTTGATATTGACGGAGCTGTTGACATGGCTACAACGCTTGCAGTTGCAGGCAACGTAGATTTTAATGGCGATTTAGATGTAGACGGCACTACAAACTTAGATGTTGTTGACATTGATGGTGCTGTAAACATGGCGACCACTGCACTCGTTACAGGCGTATTAACCACAACCGCTGCTACTGTGTTTAATGGTGGCTTTGCTTCTAATGCTGATTCTACTCTTGGCACTGATAAAAAAGTCCAGTTCAGAGACTCAGCAATCTACATTAACTCTAGTGCTGATGGACAACTAGACATAGTAGCTGACACAGAAATTCAAATAGCTGCAACTACAATTGATATTAACGGAGCTATCAATGCAAGCGGTGAGATAATCGCTGCATCTCTAGACATCTCAGGTAACGTAGATATTGACGGAACTACTAACCTTGACGTTGTGGATATTGACGGTGCGGTTGATATGGCTTCTACGCTGACTGTTGCAGGTGTTCTAACAGGAGCTTCTTTAGACATCTCTGGCGATATAGATATTGACGGAACTACCAACCTTGACGTTGTGGATATTGATGGCGCAGTTGACATGGCTTCTACACTGACTGTTGCAGGAGTCCTAACAGGTGCTTCCTTAGACATTTCAGGCGATATAGATATTGACGGCACGACTAACCTAGACGTTTTAGATGTTGACGGTGCATCTAACTTTGCAGCAGATGTCACCTTTGCTACGGGTGCAGACATCATCACGGCTTCAGCAGGAACAAGTAACTTCCGCGCAGGCGTAAACGCAGGTAACAGCATTGCAAGCGGTGGTAATTATAATGTGGTCGTGGGCGATGAAGCAGGTACTGCGATTACTACTGGTGATTTTAATGTTGCGGTTGGTACTTTCACTTTAGAGGCAGATACTTTAGGCGCTCGCTCTACTGCTATTGGATATGGTAGTTTGAGGACACAAAATTTCACATCTGCTACCGATGCCTACAACACAGCAGTGGGTTTTGCCGCAGGAGCCGCAGTAACCGCAGGCGTTCAAAACACCCTCATCGGTGGTCTTGCAGGTGATGTCCTGACTACTGGCTCTTCTAATGTAGCATTAGGGCAATCTGCATTAGGGTCGGATGTAGCAGGAGCCAGAACTACTGCCATAGGTTATCAAGCCTTAACTTCTCAAAGTTTTTCTTCAGGAACTTATAGCTACAATACAGCATTAGGCTATAACGCAGGAGCCGCAGTAACCACAGGCAAAGAAAACACCCTAATTGGTGCTCAAGCGGGTGATTCGATTACAACTGGCTCTTCTAATGTTGCAGTAGGACAAGGCTCTTTAGACGCGAACACCACCGCTAATAACAATACCGCAGTTGGACATGACTCTATGAAGTCTAATACAACTGGTGCAGAAAATACGGCAGTGGGCAAAGGTGCTTTAAATGGGAACACTACAGCTTCAAACAACACAGCAGTGGGCAGAAGTGCTTTATTAGCAAACACCACGGGCACAAGAAACAACGCAGTAGGAGCCTTAGCTTTAGACGCAAACACTACAGGTAATTACAACAATTCTTTTGGCTACGCTTCGTTAAGCCAAAACACCACAGGGTCTAATAACCTCGCACTAGGAGATGCCGCTTTAAATGCTAATACAACAGGCACATACAACGTAGCCGTTGGTGATCAAGCAGGTCTATCAGTAACCACAGGCGTTCAAAACACCATCGTGGGCGCACTAGCCGGTGACGCTTTAACGGATGCTGATTTTAATGTAGCTGTCGGTCAACGCGCTCTTTCAGCAGACACTTTAGGCAGTAGGTCTGTTGCTATAGGTTATCTATCTTTACTTTCACAAAACTTTACTTCGGCAACCAATGCATATAATACAGCCGTAGGTTCTCAGGCAGGAATGTTAGTCACCACAGGCGTTCGTCAAACTTTAATTGGCGCACTAGCCGGTGACGCTCTAACAACTGGAGATAACAACACCGCAATCGGCTACAACTCTTTAAGCACAATGACTGTGGGTGACAGGAACGTAGCAGTTGGTGTAGGCACGTTAGCCACTGCAAATGTAACCTCAAACGCTGATACCTACAACACCGCAGTGGGTTTTGATGCAGGTAAATCAGTAACCACAGGCGTTCAAAATGTTCTTATGGGTGCTTTAGCAGGTGATGCTTTAACTTCCTCAAATAACAACCTTGCGATTGGTTATAAGGCACTTAGTGCTGACACCGTTGGAACAAAAACTACTGCCATAGGTTTTGAAGCTCTTATGAGCCAAAACTTTACTTCAAATACGGATAGTTTCAACGTGGCTGTGGGTTACACCGCAGGTAGGGGAATCACCACAGGCACTGAGAATGTTTTAATCGGTGGTCTTGTAGGTGATTCAATCACTACTGGCGAAAGAAATACCGCTATAGGCGGTCAAGCATTAAGCAGCAATACAACAGCATCTGCTAACTCCGCAGTGGGTTACAAGGCATTGTTTGAAAACACGACAGGCGCTAATAATACTGCGGTGGGTCAAGACGCTTTAAGGCTTAACACCACTGCCTCTAACAACACAGCCGTTGGATTGTCTGCTTTACGCGCAAACACCACAGGCGCTAACAACACTGCTGTCGGACACTCATCAGGAACCGCAGTAACAACAGGCATTGAAAACACTTTTCTTGGCTCTGTTGCAGGTAATGGTGTTACATCTGGCAGTAAAAACGTTTGCATTGGATATAATGTTGATAGCGGTAGCGTAACTGATGAACACGTTATCGTTATTGGTCATGGAATTACAGGAAATGGCAATGACTTTAGTTTCGGTAAAGCTTCCCATGTTGTAAGTAATGACTTTAACGCTGACGCTAACTGGTCACGTTCTTCAGACGAACGACTAAAGAAAAACATTACAAATCAAACACTAGGTTTAGATTTTATCAACGCCCTTCGGACTGTTAAGTATAACTGGAAAGCAAGTGGTGAGCTTGATGCTTCGGATGCTCAGTTAGCACATCTACGAGAAGAAGATGCTGACGGTAATATTATTAACCACATGGACACAGACGTAGTAATGCACAACTTTATTGCTCAAGAAGTTAAAAGCGCATTGGATACTGCGGGTGTATCAAACTTTGGGGGATGGAAAGAAGATCGACACGGTGTACAGCAAGTGTCCCGTGAGATGTTTGTAATTCCTTTAGTTAAAGCTATGCAAGAACAAACCGCTGTTATCGCAGCACTCACCGCAAGAATAGAAACCCTAGAAGGATAAAGACAATGGAAGATCGTACAGCAGAACAACTCGCACAAGACTACTCAGCAATGGGTGATAGCGTAGCTTTAATCACAGACGTAATTGCAGGCAACTGTATGGCTGACGAAGATGCCGAAGACCGCCAAGGCTGTGTAGACCGCAACACTCAGCACCTAGAGTTGATGGTAGCAAAAGACGATTGGGGCAGTGAAGACATGACAGCCACAAATGCCGCCATAGTCTCAGGCAACGGGTACACCGCAAGCTAATGTTAAAACAAAAACTACTTTTTTTAATTATAATTTTACCGTTTGTTGTAGCAATAGTATATTCGTTTATACAAACTTCTGGAGTATAGAAAACAATGGAATATTTATTAGACCTTTACGTGCTTGCAACCTCATTAGTATCTATTGCTAGTGTTGTTTGTAATTACACAGAAACTCCTAAAGACGATGAGCTTGTTGCTAAAGCTTATAAGATTTTAGAGCAGTTTGCATTCTTGAATAACAAAGCTAAACAATAGCAGAAGGGTGTAACTATGGCTGTACAAGAATCAGTAAAAGAAACAGTAGATATAGTAGCCGCTTCAACGGGGCTAATGTCTTTAGTAGCGTGGCTGCCCCCAACAGCATCTTTGTTTACAATTGTATGGTTAGGGATTCGTATTTTTGAAACAGAAACAATTCAAAAACTTTTAAACAATTGTAGGAGTAAATAATATGGGTGCATCAGGGTATGGAAATAACTTTGGAGGAGGCTATAAAACGCCCGAACAAAAAGCAGCAGAAGAAAAAAGTAAACAAAAAGCTAAAGAAATAGCAGCAATTAATCGAAAAAAAGAAGCAGAAAAAAGAACTGAAGATATGGCTGCTGCTCAACTTCGTGCTTCTGTTGACGCAGATTCAAATGCAGCAGCAGGAACTATAGGAGGAACAGGAGCGCCCGTTGCAGACGCTTCAGGCGCTCCAACATCTATTATACAAGAACGTCCTGTTGCGGCAACAGTACCAGACGCTACAAAAGGTGTAGTAGGCGCTGATGTAGCTAGTGGAATAAGTACAGATATTAAGCAACTAGATGACAATTATACAAAAGCTACAACTGATGGTGTTACAGCCCCTGCTGATATTAAAACTACAGAAACCGCAGCAGCCACAGGCACTGCCGGAAAAGCAACTACTACTACGTTTACAGCAGACAGAGCAGGCGACTTAGCAGCCACACAAGTAGCACAAGGACAAGTAAGCCCAGAAGCTATTGCTTCAGCAGAAGGCGCAACAATGACTGCTCCTGCCGAAGCTGCTGAACGAAATGTGGCGGCTGAGTCTGCGGCTTTGTCAGAAAAAGTAGGCTTCGATGTTTCTACAAAAGCCTATGTAGACAAAGTAACTGGAAAAGAAGTTACTATAGCTTCGACACCTGAAGCCGAAGCAGCACAAAGAAACGCCATTACAGACGATACACTTACTACAGGCCAAGCAGCTAAGATTATAGGCACAGTAGGCTTTGAAGCTTCTCAACGTAGAGCCATAACAGGCGAAGCCGCCAAAGGCGCAGCAGCTTCTATGATTGCAGAAGTAGGTGGCTTGCCGCCCGAAATCTCAGCAGCTATTGTTGAAGATCCTGCAACAGTTGAGGCTGCATTAGACAACGAGCCTGTTGAAGTACGAGCGGCTATTGCTGCTTTACCTACAGAAGCTTTAGTATCTTCACAAATGGAAAGCTTGTTAGGAGGCATAGAAGAAGGCAAGACCCCTGCGTGGGCAAGACCTGCTGTTGATGCTGTTAATGAAATGTTAGCTAAACGAGGCTTAACAGCGTCTTCAGTTGGTCGGGATTCGTTGTTTAACGCTATTATTCAAAGTGCTTTGCCTATGGCTCAGAGCAATGCTCAAGCCCTTCAGACTCGCGCAGCACAGAATCTTAGCAACGAGCAACAAGCTAATATGTCTACGGCCACATTAGACGCACAAAGACGTATGGCTAATCTATCTAATCAGCAAACTGCTAACTCGCAGACTGCTCAGATGGCTCAACAGATGTCTACAATGCAGAGTCAGTTTAGACAAGATGCTGTTATGACTACTGCACAAATACAACAACAGTCTAGACAACAAAACTTAGCAAATCAACAACAAGCTGCAATGCAGAATACTCAAAATCAACAAGCAATGAATGCTCAGAATTTAGGCAATGAGCAACAAGTAGAGCTTGCTAATATGCAGTACATGAATGCTGCTGAGTCAGAAAACATGTCAGCAGTGCAACAAGAACGCATGGTTGAAATGCAAACAGCGGCAGATTTCTTATCTAAAAACGCTGCCTTTGCACAACAAATGACTTTAGCTAACATGTCTAGTGAGCAACAAACAAAACTTGCAAATCTTTCAGCGTTAAATCAAGCAGGCTCTGAAAACTTAAACGCTTCACAACAGATCGAACTAGCTAATTTAAACACTCGTATGCAAACAAACTTAACTCAAGCAAAGATTGCAGAGTCTATGGGAGTAGCGCAGCTTAATGTAGATCAACAAAGAGCCGTTACAAACGCTTCTATGATTGCTAATGTAGACTTAACTAAGTTTAATGCAGCACAGCAGGTTGCGTTAACTAACAGTAAGTTTATGCAAACAATGGTTGTAACAGACTTTAACGCTGAACAACAGGCAGCAATGCAGAATGCTACTACAATGGCTACAATGGATTTAGCAAATGCTGACCAACGTACAAAGTTAGCTGTTACAAATGCACAGTCTTTCTTGCAAATGGATATGACTAATTTAAGTAATGTTCAGCAAGCTAGAGTGTTAGATCAACAAATGTCTCAACAGCGTTTACTTTCAGACCAATCAGCCGCTAACGCTTCTAAACAGTTTAACGCTTCTTCTGAAAACCAAACCTCACAGTTTATGGCAAGTTTAGCTAGTAACATGTCACAGTTTAATACTACGCAAACTAACGCAATGACTCAATTTAATAACTCAGAGAAAAATAAAGCTGCTGCACAAGACGCAGGCAACGAACTTCAAGCTGCTAGTGCTAATGCACAAATAGAAGCCGACATCAGTAAGTTTAATTCTAGCGTAGATACGCAACGCGATCAATGGAACGCGGCAAACGCACAAGCTATCGAACAATCAAATGTTAACTGGCGAAGACAAGCTAACACAGCACAAACTGCCGCTGCTAATGCTGCTAATCAACAGAATGTTCAAAACGCTTATAATATTTCTGCACTCGATCAAACTCAAATGTGGCAGCAGTTGCGAGATGAGTCAGCTTACATACGACAAGCATACGAAAATAATGAGCAACGAGAAGCTCAACTAATTGCGACTGCTATTGGAAATGAATCAGGAGCTACTAAAGATAACACTACTAGTACTTCAGGTTTATTAGATTTAATTGCAAAATTTGGAGGATTTTAATTGTGGGATTTTTAAGTAAAGCGTGGAAAGGAATTAAAACAGGTGTTAAAAGCATTGCAAAAGGAGTTAAAAAAGCTTTTAAAAGTTTTGGTAAATTTATGGGTAAGTTTGGAGTACTAGGCCAAGTAGCTATGTTTTTTGTTATGCCGTATGTGGGGGCTGCGTTAGGAGCGGCTTTTACAGGAGCGACAACTGCATTATCTACATATACAGGTATAGGATCAACTATTGCTAATGCTGCGGGTAGCGTAATGAAGTACGCGGCAAACGCAGCTAGTAAAGTCGGCAACACTTTTTCTAATATTACTTCAGGAATTACTGACACTCTTGGAAACTTTGCAAAAACCGCAGGTAAGAAAATGGGGTTTACAGGCGATATGTTTGCAAACGCATCAGATAACTTTTTTAGTTCAGGTGGTACTGGCAATGGAGGAATGTCTGCGTGGGAAAAAAGCACAGGCGCAACTTCTCGTTTTGCAAATGTTACCGAAAAGTTTACAACGGCTATAGATCAGACATTAAAAGAAAGCATGCCTAAAGTTAATGAAGGACTTCAAGGAACACTTGATGAACAACTTTCAAGCATAACGCCAGATTCTGCAAGATTTGATAATATTCCGGGTTCTGTTGTAACGCCTGAAGGACTTGTTAATCCAGATATAACAACTGGTATAACTAGTCCTACTATAGACGGACTAGGGGTTGTTGATAGCTCTATTTCAACAGCCACAACATTTGGAAACGCACCTGTTGTTGTAACGCCTAAAATAAATAATCAGTTTGGTGCAGGAGGAATACAAGATGTAGCAAGCTCTATACCTTCAGCTACTGGCGAACTAATTAGCACTACAGTTGTTCCAGACCCTAGTTTTCAGCCGGGATTTGGGCCACAACAAGATACTAGAAGTTTGCTTACAAAAGTAAAAGATTACACAACAGAGCAAGCAAGTTCTGCTATGGATAGAGTTACAGCAGTTAAAGATAAAGTTATAGCTGATCCTATTGGAACAGTAAAAGATGTTGTAATTGGAGATGATCCTGTAGGCAAAATAAGAGACACCGCAGTTACTAAAACTGTAAACACTGCAATTAATAAGTTAGCCTATGGTGATCCAGAAGCTCCTACTTATAATTCTTACGCTACTTACATCCCAAGCTTTGACACCTTTGGTAGCGGCGGTGGAGGGTTTGGCGCTCAATCAATAATGGGTGCGCGTGATTTTGAACAGAATGTAAGTAATAATTCTAATCCTTACGGCTACACAGCTTTTCAATATAACCAATACATGTCTCAATATGGCACAGCTTAAAAGGTTTTAAAACTATGGCAACAACACAAGAAGAATACACTAAAATACAAGCAAGCGGCGGGAGAGCAATTCCCGGCCAGTCTTTAACGGATGATCCTGAAAATCCTGCACCTTATGAAAAGCCTCCTAAGTTTACTTCAGTACACGCAGCTTCAGAGTTTTTGTGGGAATCTTTTATTGAGCCAGACACTTATGTAAAACTTTTAAAAGCTGTTTCTCAAGGAGTCCCTCTTGCAGATATTGCTCAGATTATATTATTTAAGGAGTTTCAAAACGGAGCTTGGAATCCTGATTTAATGATGATGTTGTTTGAGCCTACAGTTTATATGATCATGGCCCTTGCAGAGCGTATAGACTTGCCGATGACAATATATGAAGGTGAGCTTGATGATGAAGACGAAGAAGAGCCAATTCTAAATAGTAAAATAGATGAAGAAATTATTAGAAAGCTTGTTAAAGACGGAGCAAGCGGCAGGATTCCTGAAGGTGTTATAAATGCAGAGATGCAAAAGTCTTTAGAAAACTTGCCTGAAGTAGATTTAGAAAAACCTACAGAAAGTTTAATGGCTTCACCGTCTGAAGAAGCTACGCCACAGCCCCAGAGTTTGATGGCCCCACCAGTAACAGCAGGAGTTTAAGAGTATGGCTATTAGAGATTTTGGTAATTCGTTACTTGCAGATGTTAGAAAACGTAGTGACGAAAGCAAAGTAGAAGCTCGTAGGTACGCAGAGAAACAAGAAAACAAAAATCTTTTAAAAGGTTTAGCCGTAATGGGGGCAGGAAAAATAGCTCAAGGTGTTGGCGGCTTTATTAAAAATGCAGTAGCTGACAAAACTGAAGATTTTTTAGCTAATAGTTCGTTGCAGAATAATCAAATATATATGTCTAAAGCGACAACAGAAATTGAAGAACAAACAAAAGATTATACTGATGCTAAAGCAAAAGACATTAGTTTGAATAACTTCTATTTAAATCAGAACGCTACACAAAGACTAGCTCAGTTAAAAATAGAAGAGCCTGAAAAATATCAAACTGAAGATGACACTTATTATATTTCTGCTATGATGAAAAAACAAATTAATATAGATAAAGCAACAGAGCAAGTTGCATACAACACAAAAGTACGTGGCATGGCTGTTGATTTTGCAGCAGGTAAAGCCTCTGGTAAAACATTAACATCTTTATCAACTAGAGAAAAAAACAGAGGTTTAACCTCAAGATTTTTTAGAAAAATAACTGGGCAAACAACATCTGTAGAAGCTTTTAATGCTTCAATGGATGATTTAAGACAGGTAGAAATTGCTAAAGAACTTTACGCTATAAATCCTGAAGTTCTTGAAGCAGCTAGGATTGTTGCTGCAAAAACAGGCAGTCCTGCCGCAGCCGCTGCTGCCGTAGGAATGAACTTTACTCCTGAACAGCACAAAATAATTTTAGAAAGAGCTAAAGCCGGACATAAAGTTTCATTTACAAGTGACGTAGAGAAAGATATTAACGGTAATTTAACTTCTATTACAACTCAAACAACAACGAATAGTAAAGGAGATGTGATAGGGAAACCTGTAGTAACTAGTAAGCAAATAGGAAATAAAACAAAAGTTTTAACACTGGAAGAGATGACTAAAGTTATTTCTAACAGCAACAAAATTATGGAAAACGTAGAAGCAATGGTAGGTCAAAAAGGCAAAGCTGACTTTATAAAAAAAGCAACTGAACTAGGAATTTATAGAGATCCTTCAAGGATGACTCCTGAAGACTATATAAAACTTCAGCAACTGTCACACGATACCGCAAAATATACAACAATAGAGCCTAAAGATAAAATAAGCGAAGAGGTTGCTTTGGCGCGAGCAAAATTTTTAGAAACACAAGACCGAAAATTTGCAATCATAGGCAATGATGCTCTGCCTGAAGAAGAAAGAAGAAAAGCGCAGAACGAACTAATAATAGGTTTAGCAATGATTGAAGAAGCTGTTACATCGTCAGCTAAAATTGCGGCAGGACTACAGGCAGGGACAGCAACACAGAAAAAAGCAAAACAACCCGTGAAAGGAGAACGTATGGCAGACCCCACCCGTCCCAACAAGTTATTAGAGTTTGACGGAAAAGATTGGATACAGCTATGAGTACAGCTATGAATATTGATTTTACTGAAACTCTCTTAAATAAAGTAAAAAAAGCTGTTACCTCTGGAATTCTTTTGCCCAAAGATTATGGAGATGCAATTCTGGCTTCTCGTAATGATCTTGCGGTTGAGCAGTATCTTGGAAGTTTAATGCCTGAGTATAACGTACAAGCATTACCTGCTGAGTCTGAAGAAACAGCAACGGAAGTAGTCAGTCCCGTTGTTCAAACGTTTTCTGAAGGAGCCGCTAGGAAAGTTGAAGAGGTTGAAGAGCCTGTTCAACAAACAGAAAAAAAGATTTATAAAGGATCTCTTGATGAAAATGGCCGTCCTATTAAAACGCCAGTTAAGCAAGTAGAAAAAAGAATTTATAAAGGATCTCTTGATGAAAATGGTCGGCCTATTAAAACTCCAGTTAAGAAACAGTTTGGGCCGTTACGCACAGGATACAAAGGAATAGATGAAGAAGTAAATGCTTTAATGTCTAAACCAATAACAGAAACAGAAACAGAACTAGAGATAGAAGACGAAGACGATGATACTGGATACATGATTGTATATCGTGGCAACATGCCAAGAAGAATTAAACGTAGCGAGTATCTTAAATCTACAAAGCAAGGTGTTGTAGATTTAGAAAACTTTGGCGTTGATATTCAAAAAACGTCTATTAAAGTTGTAAGAGGCGCAGTAGATTTAGCAGCTAGTGGGTTTTTAAAAGCTTTAACAGATATAGACTTGTCAGACGCTTCGCCTAAAGACCGCGAAGACTTTGTAAATATCTTAACAGAAAAAGCAATTGAAACAACTCCGGCTGCTTTTGTATTGGGCGATTGGAAAAACAACCCTGCTATAGTTAATCAAGACACTGGTCGTATGCAGTTTGCAACCACTAAAGCAGGAATGGCTTTAGAAATGGGTGCGGTTGCATTTTCTATAAATAAAGCTTCTGCGGCTACAGAGCTTGCATTTTTAGGATCGCGGTTTGTTCCAACAATTGCTCCTATATCGGCTAACTGGGCGCGTACTACGGTTGTAGCTACTCAGAATGCAGGTAAGTATATAACTACTAAAAATGTAACAAATCCAAACCTTGTTAAAGGTCTTTCATTTTTAGCAGGCGCTGAACTAGTAACACAGGTGTATTTTGATCCAGATGATAGTATGTTTAATGCACTTGAAGAAGCAATACCTGAAGGCGCGGGCGGTAAAATAGAAATGCTTAGAGATATAAGTTCGTTTTTGTCTTCAGAAACAACTGATTCAGAACTTGAAAAACGTCTAAAACTTTCTGTTGAAGGCTTAGTAGTATCTGGTATTTTTACAGGTCTTATAAAATCTCCTACTATTGCTCGATATATGGTAGGCAAAGATCCTTCTCAGATGACTAAACTAGAACAAGAAACTATATTACTAAAAGCTTTAGAAGACGAAAAACAAATAAGAATGATGCAAGATCCTTCTCAGCTTACATTAATTAAAGAAACCCCTGAAGGTTTAGCGCAAGTAGAACGACAACGAGATTCTTTCTTATTTAGAATGAATCAAAAATGGTTTCAAAGTCGTGGCTACTCTACGCCTCTAATGTTTCACGCAGCAAACAACGCTAAGTTTACACAGAAAGCACTTGTTAATGATGCTCAGTTTGTTGCAGAACAATTAGACCGCGCAATAATTAGCGCAGCAGATGATCCAAATATTAGTAATAAAGTTTTTAACTTGTTGGAAACAGATGTTAATGCAATATTAAAGCTCGATGTAGACCAACAAGCCAGTGCTATGTCTAAAGAATATAAAGTTCCTGAAGACGTAGCAGAGCAAGTTTTAGAATTTAGAAGACTTCAAGACGGGTTGTCACAACGTATTTTAAATATGGACGGTTTTAGTGACGAAGCTAAAGAAGTAATAACTGAAAACCTTGGAAAATATGTACGAAGAACGTACCGCGCTTATGAAGATGCAGGATACAAGCCCACCAAAGCTGTAAAGAAAAATGCTATAAAATACTTTATTGATAAGATACAAGCGAAAGCGGAAGTTGACGGTATAGTTATATCTCCAAAGCAAGCTCTTAAACAAGCTGAAAGAGAAGTTAAAAAACTTCTTAAAAACGATGATGAAATGATAGATTATGTAGCTCAAATAAACAGAGTGGCAAGCTTAAAAAAGAAGAAAGATATTGATCCTGAAATACGCGCACTGCTTGGTGAAATTACAAACCCTTCTGAGAAGATTGTTCTTTCTCTTGCCAAGCTTACTCGCGTTTCTGAAATGCAACAATATTATAACGTCATCAATCAACTATCCAAAGGAGCCAAGGGATATGTTCAAGGCAAAGAAAACGTAGCGCGTGGCTTAACTGTCCAGATTAAAGGAACTAATTCTATACTAGACTCTAAGTGGACTACTCCTGAAATAGAACGTGCTATTTTAAATAAAGAATCATCATACGCAACCTTAACGGACAGCGACACTCTTCTTGCAGACGGTTGGAGATTTTATGTAGGAGCTAAAGGTTTGTCTCAGTCTATGCAAACAGTTTACAACGTGTCTACACAAGCGCGTAACGCTATTGGGGGCGCTTCGTTTCTTGTTGCCAACGGTCATGTGGGTCTTGGACTTAAAGGATCTTTAAAATCTGCCAGTGTTTTAGAAGATAAAATATTTGGAGTAAGATCAGGAGTTGGACGTAAGACAGGCTTATATACAGTAGATGAAAAAGCCCTTTCTGCGTACTACTCAGAGATGCAAAGCCTTGGCGTGGTTGGTACAAGTGTAAACGTAAATCAATTCCGTGAGATGATAAGCACAGGTTTTAAAGGCTCTACTAGCATAGCTAGAGATATAGGTGCGGGACAGTCTAGGACAGTAAAAGGCGCAAAAACAATATTTACTAAACCACGGGACATTTATTCAGGCACAGATGACTTTGCTAAAATAATTTCTTTTGAAAACGAAATAGACACCTTACGTCTGGCTTTTCCAGATGCGTCTGAAAGTTTATTAAAACAACGCGCAGCTTCAATTGTAAAAAATACACTTCCTAACTATGAAGCTATCCCAATGGGAATTAAACAGCTTCGTAACTTACCTTTAGGTAACTTTATTTCTTTTCCTGCCGAAGTATTGCGTACAAGTTTTCATATTGTTAAGCAGTCAGCTAAAGAAATAAACTCTACAAACTCTGTTATAAAACGAAGAGGACAAGCACGGCTACTTGGTTTTGTTACAGCCAATGTAGGATACGGCATGCTTGCAGAAATGTCTCACAAAACATTTAACATGAGCGATCAAGAAGTAGAAGACCGCAGAATATTAAAATCAGGCGAGTACAGTTCGGGTCACGATTTAATTTATTCTCAAGATGAAAACGGTGATTACTACACTACAAATACAGAGTACTTAAACTCTTATTACTATCTCAAAGAACCCGCTTTGGCTTTTTATGATCGGATTAAAAACGGTAACTTGAGAGGCGAAGAATTAGATAGCATGCTACTTGGTGCTTTGGGTGCAGGTATTAAAGCGTTAACAGATCCATTTACAGCAGAGTCTATGGTTTTAGAGCCGTGGATACGGATGGCTGCTGCTTCTCTTTCTGAAGACGGTGAAGATTTTAACGGTGTGTTGTTGTTTCCTGACAAAGCTAGTGGCGTTGATAACTTTTCAACTGTTATTACTGAAGCTTTAAAACCTTTAATTCCCGGGACTGTTAAGAACGCAATGAAGTTGTCGGACGCTATTCAAGAAAAGCCAGACAAGTGGGAAGGGCGTTTTAGAAATATAGAATACGCAAAGATGGAACAGTTTGGAATTAAAAAAGATCTTTACCGTGCAGATGACTACCTTAAATGGGCAGCAAGAGACTATAGGCTACAAAACAGGCAAAACAGAATGGATGGAGTTAATCTAGAAACTACAAGTGAAGATATGATAGTAGACTATTTTAAAACTAATTCCGTTGAGTATCAATATCAGCAAGAGCTTTGGGTTAAAGGTTCAGCTTATTCAAGATTGTTTGGAAGAGCAAAAGCTCTTGATCTTTTAGTTGAGGTGGGTATTCCTCTAAATAAAGCAGATACAATTTTAAACGGGCAATTTATACCGCTACTATATTCTACTGATCCAACAAGGCACAGAAGGGCTGCTCTTTTAACACAGTCTGGAGAAGATCAAAGTAAAATGATTCGGCAAATGGACGAAGCTGAAGTGTTGCAGTTTAGAGCTTTTAAAGAAATGCAAACTTTATCTTTATTTAATCCTGAAGGCTATTCATTTACTCCTCCAGATAAAAACCAAAGAAAATTAGAAATAGATCCTGAGTTTGATACCTCGTTTTTAAATCCTCCGGCAGTTAAAAAAGCTACGGGTGGTGAGATATCTAAGCCTGTTGCTAACGCGCCTACGGAACCTGATGAGCGTATCAATAAGCTTACAGGACTGCCGTACAACGAAGAGGCAGGAGCGGCTTACATGGATGCGGATGATCCTTTAAGGGCTATGAACATGGCAGCGGGTGGAAGGGTTAAAAAAGGTCTAGGCTCTTTACTTTTAAAAGCGCTCCCAGTAGAAGAAGCAATTGAAACAGCCGTCCAAAGAAAAGCTAGGCGTATTGCTAATAACAGCGACTCATCAGAAACTCAAAGATCAAACACTACAAGCACAGCTAGAAAAGCTAGTGAGTATTTAGACGAGCAAGGAGCAGAGGGGCTTACGCTTGACTACGGAGCAGGGCTTGGAAAAAATGCAAGAGCTATAAACGCAGACGAAACTTTTGAGCCGTTTCCACAAAAAGGATTCAAGCCTAGTTATATTGATCCTACGCTTATTCCTGAAGGGAGGTTTGGCAGACTTATTTCTACTAACGTGCTTAATGTGTTGCCGCGAGACATTAGGGATGATGCTGTACTAACAATTGGAAAGAGTTTAAAAGACGGGGGCCAAGCTGTTGTTCATGCGTGGGACATTGCAGCTATTAAAGCGAGAATGAAAAGCAAAAACTTTAAAGCAGCCGAAGAGTCTAACTCGTCTAGAAGTCTTGAAGGCGGTAAGTTTCAAAAGGGGTTTAGTAAAGCTGAACTCAGAGATTACATACAAGAGACTTTAGGTGACGGCTTTACAGTATCTACTGTGCCAAACAAACGCGGAATTAAAATGTCATCTGTTCTGATAAAGAAGATAGCTAAAGGAGAAGAGCGGCTACAAAAACACTGTGGCGGTAAAGTACTAGACACATTGAAAAGGAACCGGACGTAATGAGCAACTTTAAATACTTTAAGCTAGAAGACTTTGACTGCCAAGAAACGGGCGAGAATGAAATGTCAGAAGCGTTTATACATTGTTTAGACGAACTACGAGAAACCTGTGGCTTTCCGTTTAT